CCGTAAAGAATATAGGATGGCGTGGTATTAAGAGCTTCAGCCAGTGCAGCCAAATGTTTCATCTTGATACCTCTGACTCCATTTTCCCAGCAGGCCACGGAATTGCCGGTAACTCCAATTTTTCTTCCGAGCTCCTGTTGAGTTAATTTCAACTGTAGCCTTGCCAATCTGATGCGTTCGCCCGGAGCGTTTGCATCAATTACCTTGGTCTTCAGCGGACAATTCCCCTCCATGCTGATATCAGCAAAGGGCAGCAGCGTGCCGGTGATCATGCATACTTCGCGCTTATGGTTGCTTGGGTCCGCTACACAGAACGGGCAGAACCTGCAAACCTCTCTTCCTTTCGGGAAAGCCACATCCAGCACCAGACGAAGCTTTGTGTATTCGCTGACTCCACGTTCCACTTTCATCGTCTCTGCCTCCACTTGTCACGCAGGTAGTCAAGGAACTCGTCTTCCTTCTCGCTGCAGTAGTCCGCTCTGTCGTGAGCCAGACCGTGTTTGTGATGGTCTGCTTCAGCGCAGGCGCGTTGGTCGTAGCATTTCAGCAGAAGCATCATCTTCTCAAACTCACTGAGGCTATGCCACCACCAGTTCAACAGGTAGTCCTTCATGTTGGCGATTACAAAGCCGTCAAAATCTTCGCTATCGGCACTGTCTTTCAGAAACTGTGCATCACAGTCCACACAGATATCCAGATCACCGTAGCGTCTCACGTGGTGGCTCTCCACCAGCTCCCCACACCAGTAGCAGCGTTTTGTGGGATACGGCTGCATCTGCGGGTCTGCACGCTCCTGTGACAGCACCATCGGGTTCTCAATCATCGTTTATGTACCTCCCTAAAATAAACTCTCAGAAAGGGCAGGAAGCAGCTCAGCGCCATCATCATTTGCACCCAGAATGGGCCATCCCACTCGCCGCATGCGATTGGCAGCCCGATGAACAGGCTGAGAAACATCAGTTTTTCCATTATTTAGACCTCCTTTGGTGGAAACAGTACCTGCAAACGCTCGACCGGTTCCCCCAGAATCCGGAGGACCTGATAGCATTCCTGCAGCGTCCATTCGGTTTTGCCGCTGATACGCATGGACAGCGGGCCGGATGTTGCGAAGCCCATGGCTTTTGCCAGCCGCGGCTGATCGTAGTCTTTCTGGTACATGGTGTTCACCAGTTCCCGATTGAATTTGGTTTTGCGGATCATTGCCTGTCCTCCCTTCCTTTTTGCTTTTCCCTTGTCTATTTTTCTTTCGCCTCAAGAAACAGCTTGATAAAGAACTGCTGCCCACGACCGGTGATTTTCGGTGTCTTGCTGACAGATACATGACCGTCTGCATGAGTGATGCTGGTTTCTTTGATTTCGAACAGCTTCATCTCCATGCTTTTCTGAGTCGGCATGTTGTAATCGGTGCCCTGTCTGCGGATCAGATAGCCGTTCTGGCGCATCCAGTGGAATAACCTGTTCTGCCCCATGTCCACACCGTTCTGCTTGAGGATCTTCGCCAGCTCACCAATCAGAATCGATGTTTTGGAAGTCGCCACGGCATCAGCAAACAGCACCTTCGGCTTGTCCTCCTCTACCTTGCACTCCAGCTGACGGCGTTTCTCCTGCTCGGCCTTCAGATTCTGTGCCAACTGAATGATGGTGTCCGGATTGGTCAGTACATTCTCGATCTGCTCCGGTGTCATGTATGCGCCGTGTTTGCGGATGGTTGGCAGCACCTCATCGAACACCCAGCGCTCGAACTTCTCTGCTGCTGGCAGTTTACTGTGAGCGATGAGGCGGTAAACGTCGCCTTCGGGGATGAAAAGCATTTCCTGAATACCGCCAGCCGTAGGGGTACGTCGTTTCAGCGTACCCTTGCAGTGCTTCGTTGTAGCCTCGTTGGGTCTTGCATATCCCAGTGCTTTCGCAATATCACTGCCGCAAAACAGCACCTGTTCGTTTTCTTCGATGGTTCGGATCTCGCCGAATTCTGGGTTATTGAAAATTTGGATTTGGGTCATAATTAGTCCTCCTAATTTATAAAGTGTCTTTTTGAGATACTTTTGAAGCAAAAAAAATAGAGTCGATTTCTTTTGCTGTCAAATGATAGTGGTTTTTGATAGCCGCAATCTCATTCTGCGTAAATTGCGCTCCGGTTTCATTGATTTTCGCATTAGTACGAGAAAGGCTTAAACATAATACATTTGCCAAGTCTGATTGATTGTGCCCGTATTTCGCAAGAACGCTCATCAATAAATTCTTATTCATTTCTCCACCCCCTTCAGTGTCTTTTTGGGATACTTTGATTATATCACAAATCAGTATCTTGTCAAGACATTTTTTCTTGATTTTTTTATAATTTGTGATATGATTAAGACACAAGGAGGTTAATGTATGGGAGTAACAGGTGAAAGGATAAAACAATTACGCATTTTAAAAGGTATGACTCAAGAAGAATTGGGCGCTAAGGTTGGTGTAAAAAAGGCCGCAATTTACAAATACGAAACCGGACTCGTTGTAAATCTCAAGCGTGAAGTAATAGATAAGCTTTCAGAGGTTTTGGAAGTATCTCCAAGCTATTTAATGGGACTTGACGATGAATCCGAAGCAACCGAATACCCAAAAACTCAGACCCAACTCGATGATATTTATTTGAGCTTTGCTAAAACCGCTCAAGATGAAGGTATTGATCCACAAGATATCAAAGATGCGATCGAGTTAATCAAAAGACTAAGACAACAATAACATCGGAGGTTTCATGCGCATTTATTTTACTAAAAAGGATTTATATAAAAAAGTTGAGGAAATTCGTTATGGATTTGGCATTGATAATTCCTTCTATCCTTTAGATTGCTTAAACTTTTGTCGCAAGGAAGGAATTTTAGTCGGATCCATGTCCTTTAAAACTGCCGGCATTCGTGGAATGGTGCAAATGGGAGATAGCTACAATCCTCCAGTAATCATCTTAAATGCGCTTAACAGTCCAGAAGAAAATAATTTTTACTGCGGTCACGAGTTGATGCATGCAATTATTCATCGTGATTTGGAATGTCCTTCTTTTAAATGTTATGACACAATTAATGATAAAAGAAATGATATTCTTGAATGGCAAGCGAATGAGGGCGCAGCAGAACTTCTTCTGCCGTATAAGCACTTCATTCCCCGATTGATGGAAGTTTATAATCAACTTGATTACACTGTTCGCATGGAAAAGGTAAAGGATATCTTGGCGCAAGAGTACGGCGTGACCGCCAGCATCATTGAGCTCCGCATCAAGAACCTCAAATTCGAAATCGATCAGTATCGAACAGGAGTCCCTCTTGATAAGATTGTGCTCATGTCCCAAAATCAGCTGAAAAATCATGGTGTACATGTGAAATCTCTTTTCGACTTAGAAAATGAAAAGATTATGGAAGAACTCCATCGATGGCAAGCTCGTAAAAGAACATAAAAAAATCCCCCACTCCTGTTGGCGCAGGAGCAGAGGATTATATAGCCGCCTACCCGATAGACAGATAGAAGCGACCCTTAGCAAGTTTATTTTATCATCTTTCGGGCAGGCTGGCAACTGCATACGCAAAATTTCCCGAAAGGTGGCATTATCATGAACAAACGCACGAATACTGCTGTCTGGATAGAAAAACATAACCGCTGGCAGATCAATGTCCAGAAGGATGGGCGGCGTCGATCATTCTACAGCTTCAAGCCCGGCCGAACCGGCCAGCGAGAAGCCAACGCCAAAGCAGATGCCTGGCTGGATGAAGGTATCGAAGACACCTCCTGCCGTGTGGAGCGAGCTTATGAGAACTATATCGAAGATCTCAAGCAGCGCACCAGCCGCAGCCATTGGGAAGCGGTACAAAACCGCTGGAATCTCTGGGTGAAGCCAACGATCGGGCATGTGAAGATCTCCGCTCTTTGCGACCAGAAGCTGCAGGAAGTGATCAACCGAGCCTACTCCAAAGGCGGATTATCTAAAAAATCTCTGCGAAATATCCGCGGAGACATGACCGCGTTCTGTAAGTTCTGTCGTAAATCCAAGCTGTCCACCTTCCGCCCAGAAGACATTATCATTCCGGCGCAGGCTGTCAAAGTCGGCAAGGAGATCCTTCAGCCGGAGGAGCTGTCTGTTCTGTTCTCGCAGGACCAAACCTTATGGCGCGGCAAACCCGTCACGGAGCCTTTCATCAACGGCTACCGCCTGCAGGTTCTGACCGGACTTCGCCCCGGTGAGCTGATCGCTCTCCGCAAATCCGACCGAAAAGGCAACGTGATCCACGTGCAGCGCAGCCGAAACGAAAACGGAGAGATCACTGCCGGCAAGAACGACAACGCCCGCCGCGATGTGGTGCTCAGCTCCATGGCGCAGGAGATCTGGGACAAACAGTCCGCGCTGGAGCCGGGAGATGAACTCTTCCCCGATCTTCCACAAAGCACTTACCTCCACCATCTGAAAGCCTACTGCAAGTATCAAGGCATCACCGAAGTCACTCCATACGGACTTCGTCATACCTTTGTCAGCATTGTCAAAACGCTCCCTGAGGGTATGGTCAAGGATCTTGTCGGGCACTCTGCTCAGATGGATACCTTCGGAATTTATGGTCACGCTTTGAACAATGACAGCGCTGCCATCCAGGTCGCAATCGACACACGTTTCCTCGAATTATTACGAAAGCGGTAGGATTTTATCCCAATTTTCGAGTTAGTGTGTTACTCGGTGTGTTACACGGCACTTTGGGACAATAAAAGAACCCCTCGGAAACCGCATACATAAGCGAAATTTCCGAGGGGTGTTCTGGTGCCGGCGGTGGGACTTGAACCCACACGAGTCTCCTCAACGGATTTTGAGTCCGTCACGTCTGCCATTCCATCACGCCGGCTTGTTCAATTGCTATATTAGTTTATCACAAGCAAAGGGCTCTGTCAAGCATTTTCTTAAAAAGCCGCTCCCTTTACTTGCATTTTTTCGATTCCTGCATATAATAAAATCAGAGACTCAGTTCAGACATCAAGGAGGTATTTTATGAACGTATTCCGTTTCATTGTCAATTTCAAAGCCAATCCCGCTCTGGATGCAGAGCAGCTGCATCGTGCTGTTCGTGCTCACTTTGGTGAGGCCGGCATCAATCTGCTCTCTTTCCATTGTGATACCGATTTCTGCGAATGTGTCACCGAAGTTCGCGAGTTCCCCAACGGTTTCCCTTACCGCGTGAAAGTACTCGCCGGTCTGGATCAGGCTTTTGAAGAATGTGCTTGCCCGATCGCCTGCATCCCACCGGAAGAAATGCGCTTTGAAGAACGCTAAATCCATGCCCCGCCTAACGGTCGGGGCTTTTCTTTTTACACTGATTTTACAATACAGCTCCTTGTGTCTTGTCAAAAATAAAGATATACTATATATGTGGAAATTTTACGCTTCGAAAGGAGATCACATACATGAATCGAGTTTATATCGTTGAAGACGACGACAGCATTCGTCAGTTGGTGCTTTATGCTCTGAAAAACAGCGGCTATGAGGCCATGGGCTTTCCAAGCGGCTCCGATTTCTTTGCAACGGCAAACCAAAACCCTCCTGAGTTGCTGCTTTTGGATATCATGCTGCCCGATATGGATGGCATGGAGATTCTGAAGCGGGTCCGTCGCTCCCCATTTTCCCACATTCCTGTCATGATGCTGACCGCCAAAGGCAGTGAGTTTGATAAGGTCAGCGCTTTGGATTCCGGTGCCGATGATTACCTGACCAAACCCTTCGGCGTTATGGAACTGATCTCCCGCATCCGCGCGTTGATGCGCCGCGCTTCCGCACCTGCACCTGCCATTTCTGTTGAAGAACCTCCTCTCTGCTGCGGCCCGATCACATTGGACCGTCAGAAACGTGAAGTTCGCTGCGGTGACAACGAGATCATCCTTACCTACAAAGAATTTGAACTGCTGAGCCATCTGCTGCGTAATCAGGACATGGCTCTGTCCCGCGATCAGCTGATGCAGGCTGTCTGGGGCTTCGACTTTGAGGGCGAGACCCGCACCGTCGATATGCACATCAAACAGCTACGCCACAAACTGGGCGACTTCGGCAGTATGATTCAAACTGTTCGAGGGGTCGGCTACAAATTGGAAGCCGAGCGTTAGGAGTTTCTCATGAAGCAACGAATTTATCTGACTTTATGTCTGATCGCGCTTGTATCCCTGTTCTGCAGTACTATCGCCTCTCTGTCCCTGTACATGAGTTTCCATAATCAGGACAAACAGGAGGATCTGCAGAGCCATTGCAACGACCTGGCTGTGGCTGCCGCCGAGATCGAACGCCTTGGCGGTGATGTTCTTGGTTTTCTCCAAAAGGCCGCTGACCCTTCTGTACGCATTACTCTCATTCGAGCTGATGGTCATGTCATTTGGGATTCGAAAGCCAATGCCTCTTATATGGAAAACCACAGCACTCGTCCTGAAGTAGGTCAAGCTATGGAGCAGCGTATGGGGCAGGATACCCGCCGCTCTCTGACTGTTGATCAGGACACTTATTACTGTGCTCTTCGCTTCGGTGAGGAAGATCTGGTTCTGCGTCTTGGCCGCAACCAAACCAATGTCGTCAGCACCTTTCAACAGATCCTTCCCTTGGATCTGATCGCCTGCATCCTTCTCTTCTTCGTCTGCGCCTTTTTCTCCGATCAGGCAACAAACCGTATTGTTGAGCCGATGCTGGAAGCTGTCAATCAGATGGATAACCTCGACCCCGCCGATTTCTATGATGAGCTGACACCGTTTATCAATACCATCCGTCAACAGAATGATACCATTCGCGCACAGCTGGATTCCATTCGGCAGGACCGAGACACCATCACATTGATTTTGATGAATATGCAGGAAGGCTTGGTCATGCTTTCCCGCGAGAAACGCATCCTGACGGTCAATAACTCTGCTCTCGCTATGCTGCGCCGTTCCGATCAGCAGCTGGAGGGTGAAAATCTGCTGCAGCTGACCGATGACTCTGCTCTGATCCAATCGGTAGAACAGGCACTGGAGGGACAGAGCGTCTCCGGTTATCTTCTGCAGGATGACAGTGACCGCATTTACCAATACTTCTCCAACCCTGTGTACGGCTCTGAGAGCCGCACTGAAATCAGTGGCGTGATCCTCTTCCTCATGGATGTTACCGAACAGCAGAGGGCACAGAAATCCCGTGAAGAGTTCTCTGCCAATGTGTCACACGAATTGAAAACACCGTTGACTTCCATCTCCGGCTTTGCAGAGCTGATGGCAAGCGGCATGGCGTCTTCTTCCGACGATGTCAAGATGTTCTCCGGTCTGATTCGCAAAGAATCCTCCCGCCTGCTCAGCCTGATCGACGATATTATCCGTCTTTCCCGCATCGAAGCCAACACGGAACAGCTGCAGGAAGAAGTTGAGCTTCTCTCTCTTTCTCAGGAAGAATGTGAACATCTGCTCCCTGCTGCGGCAGATCTCCAGGGAAAGCCTGGTGATCATGGTCACCCACGAAGAGCGGATCGCCCGATTCTTCGCCGACCGGATC